CGCTGTTCGGCAAGGTTATCAAAGCGTGAGAATTGACCGTTAAATGCTAAACGTACACGACCAATCGGACCGTTACGTTGTTTACCGATAATGATTTCAGCAACACCTTTATCTTCAGAATTCTCGTTATACACTTCGTCACGATAAATAAACATGATCAAGTCAGCATCCTGTTCAATAGAGCCTGATTCACGCAAGTCCGAGTTTACTGGGCGTTTATCTGCACGTTGTTCCAACGTACGGTTAAGCTGGGAAAGAGCTACAACGGGGACTTCTAATTCTTTCGCTAAGGCTTTTAAAGAACGTGAAATTTCAGCAATCTCTAAGGTTCGGTTATCTGAGAATGCCGGTGCACGCATTAATTGAAGGTAATCCACCATAATCATGCTCAAACCATTGTTTTCGCGGTACACACGACGTGCTCGAGAGCGCAATTCTGTTGGGGTTAAACCTGAAGAATCATCGATATAAAGGTTATTTTTTTGCTTAAACATCCCAAACACGCTGGCAATTTTGCTCCATTCCGTTTCATCCAAATTTTGACCAGTACGAATTTTGGTTTGGTCCACGCGAGCAAGAGAGGCAATCATACGCATCATGATTTGTTCCGCAGGCATCTCTAAACTGAATACCAACACAGGCTTATCACTTGCCATGGCGGCATTTTCACAAAGGTTCATCGCAAACGTGGTTTTACCCATAGAAGGACGTGCAGCGACAATGATGAGGTCAGAAGGCTGTAAACCTGCTGTTTTCTTATCTAAGTCAACAAAGCCCGTTGTGACCCCTGTCACACCGCTATGATTTTCAAGCTTGCTTAAGGTATCAATTCGAGCAATAGTACTTTCCAACACGCTGATCACATTTTGTGGCCCTTCAGTTGAAGAACTGCGTTTTTCAGCAATAGCAAACACTTCTCTTTCAGCCTCATCCAACACCATTTTGATGTCTTTGCCTTTCGGAGAATAGCTGTTTTCTGCGATACGATTTCCCACAGCAATAAGCTCACGCAAAATCGCTTTTTCACGTACGATTTCAGCATAAGCCAAAATATTAATGGCATTTGGCGTGTTATTAGAAAGATCCGCTAAATAAGCAAAACCGCCTACAGAATCGCTAATACCTTTCGCTTTAAGGGCTTGATCAAGGGTGATTAAATCAATCGGGCTTTGATTACGCATTAATTCTTCCATGGTTTGGAAGATTGCTTTGTGCGCAAAAGTATAAAAATCCTCAGCGATCACTCTTTCTGCAATACCATCCCAATGTTGATTACTCAACATGATGCCGCCAAGTACGGCTTGTTCAGCTTCAGTAGAATGAGGCGGGATGCTAACTTGTTCAGTTTTCTGATCTGGAGATTGGATTTGTCTTTGTGAGGCCATAAGGATTTTAATTTAAACTAAAAACTGTGCTTATGATACCGCAAATACGAGGTGGTTTTAAGAAAAAAGTGCGGTCAATATTTTCAATATTTTAGATATAAAAAAACGGTGGAAAAATCCACCGCTCTTTTTTATTCATGAATGTTGATTATTCAACAGTTAAAGTACGACAAACGTTAGTTGTACCTTCTGACTCATCACCTTGTGTTAATAAAACAACATCACCAGAAACTAAATAACCTTTTTCTTTTAATAGGTTAATCGCTGCTTTTGCACCCGCAGAGCTACGAGATTCACCATCAAAATGAACTGGTGTCACGCCGCGATATAATGCACAACGGTTTAATGTTTCTTGAACACGAGAAAGTGCAAAGATTGGTAAACCTGAGCTGATACGTGACATTAATAATGGTGTACGACCAGAGTGGCTTAAGGTAATGATTGCTGCAATACCGCTTAAGTGGTTTGCAGCGTACATTGCAGACATCGCTACAGATTCTTCAATATCTCTAAACTCACGATCTAAACGGTGTTTAGAAATATTGATGCTTGGCATCTTTTCTGCACCTAAACATACGCGAGCCATTGTCGCCACAGTCTCAGCTGGATATTGCCCTGCAGCAGTTTCTGCTGAAAGCATTACCGCGTCAGTACCATCCAATACCGCATTTGCCACGTCCATCACTTCTGCACGAGTAGGCATTGGGTTGCTGATCATTGATTCCATCATTTGAGTTGCAGTAATAACCGCACGGTTTAATTGACGTGAACGACGAATTAATTTTTTCTGTACGCCAACTAATTCTGGGTCACCAATTTCAACACCTAAGTCACCACGCGCAACCATGATTACATCAGAAGCCAGGATAATATCATCCATTGCTGCTTCATCAACAACCGTTTCAGCACGTTCAACTTTAGCAACGATTTTCGCGTCTAAACCTGCTTGTTTTGCTAATTCACGAGCATAGTTTAAATCTGCACTTGAACGAGGGAAAGATACAGCTAAGTAATCTACACCGATACGTGCAGCTGTAATGATATCTGCTTTATCTTTTTCAGTTAATGCATCTGCAGATAAACCACCACCTAATTTGTTGATCCCTTTATTGTTTGATAATGGACCACCAACTGTCACTTCAGTAAATACTTTTGCACCATCAGTAGAAAGGACTTTTAATTGAACACGGCCATCATCCAATAAAAGAATATCGCCTGGTACAACATCTTGTGGAAGTGTTTTATAGTCTAAACCAACGGCTTCTTGATTACCTTCACCTTTTGGTAATTCCGCATCAAGAATAAATTTATCACCAACATTTAAGAAAATTTTGCCGTCTTTAAAAGTAGAAACACGAATTTTAGGGCCTTGTAAGTCACCTAAAATTGCCACGGTTTTACCTAATTTTTTCGCGATCGAACGAACACGCTCAGCACGTTCAATATGATCATCTGGTGTACCGTGAGAAAAGTTCATACGTACAACATTAGCGCCTGCTGCGATAATTTTTTCAAGATTGTTATCGCGGTCTGTAGCTGGACCCATTGTACATACAATCTTCGTTCTTCTTAATTTTCTAGACATTATCTAAACTCCACAAATGGTTACAATTTTACTTAAAGCTTTTTTTAAATTTCGGCTCATCCGAGATAAAAAACGCTGCGCATTATACGCTTAAACCTGTACAAAATCAAAATAACTACTGAGACTTTTTAAATCAGATTTTGGTTATTTTTTTAGCAGCTAAATTTAACTTAAAACAAATCCTCTTGTTTTCATCCTTAAAACTGTTTATCATCTCCCACATCTTTTACGCGACTATAGCTCAGTTGGTTAGAGCACCACCTTGACATGGTGGGGGTCACTGGTTCGAGTCCAGCTAGTCGCACCACCTATCAAAGCCAGTAAATTTCTACTGGCTTTTTCTTTTCCTAAAATTAACTTCAAAAATCAATAATTTACACACAATCAGTACAATCCACCACTAAAATTTCAAGCCTCAAATATTGCCAACTTTTAGTTATTTTTATATATTTTTAGTCATTGATTACGCCAAAATTACGCAAAATTTTGTGCGATTACGCCAATTTAAAAGTGTGAGGTGAGATATGGCTACAATGAGAAAACGTGGCGATAAATGGCGAGTAGAGATTTATAAGAACGGAATTAGAAAATCCAAAACTTGTAAAACAAAGGCAGAAGCCACTCAATGGGCTTTAGAAGAAGAAAAGAAATTAGAGCTACAAGAACAAGGATTACAACCAGAAACCGTCTTAGCGGACGTTGTAGAGCGTTATTTGCGAGAAATTACGCCAACCAAACGAGGAATACGCCACGAAACTTTAAGATTGAATAAATTCTCTAGACATCCGATATGCAATAAGTTTATCGGTGACGTTACTCGTAAGGATTTTGAGTTATGGATAGCTGAAAGAGAAAAAGAAGTTAGCGGTGAGAGTATTAGACGGGAATTATCCACCATTAGAAATATTTTTAACGTTGCTGTCGAGCGTTGGAATTATATTGAAAAAAATCCAATGATAGGGCTTGTTTTGCCGAAAGGAAGCGAACCAAGAACGCAAAGATATTCAGATGAAGAAATAGAAAGAATACTCTACGTTAGCGGTTATAACGATACACTCAAGACAATTAGAGCAAGAAGTGGTGCGGCTATGCTATTTGCTATTGAGACAGCAATGCGAGCTGGTGAGATTTGCGGATTAACTTGGGATAACGTGAATTTAGAGAAGAGAACCGCTTATTTACCAATGACGAAAAATGGAACTTCTCGCACTGTCCCATTGACAAGAAACGCTGTGGCTATTTTAGAGAGATTGAAAAAAGAGATTGGAAATACTGGTTTATGTTTCCAGTTAGATACCCGTTCGCTTGATGCCGCCTTCAGAAAGGTTAAGAAAATGGCAATGTGTGAGCATTTACGTTTTCACGATACCAGACGAGAGGCTTTAACAAGGTTAGCCAAAAAGGTCGATGTGATGACTTTGGCGAAAATATCGGGGCATAAAGACATCCGTATATTACAGAATGTTTACTACGCCCCGAATATGGAAGAAGTTGCTGAACTTCTAGATTAAGGCAGTGCATCAGGGAACGGGTCATCTGTTATCCAACTGATGACAGGCATCCTCATGTAATCAAGGTCGGCTGTCGGCACTTTGTCCCTGAACCTTAATTCAATATAAGCTCTATCGCCTATACTAGCAACATACACAGTAGCAATCTCATCACCGTCATCGCTATAAAATGGAAGCATAATGGGTGTGCGTGTACGAAAGCCAGCTGGTATTCTCGGAGGGGGTAAAATATCCATTCGCTTGGCGTGATTTTTCCTCGTGAATTTAGGATTACTGCTCCCGTAAAAAGAAATAGTGTCCCAACGCCCCGCATAGAAAGAACACTCAACTCTGTTATTCACTCGTCTTAAATGAATAGCCCCTTCTTTAATATTTACAGAAATGTTAGATAGTCGTCTAATACCTGTATCACCCGATATAACAGTCCACTGTCCATTTTGCTTTTGCCATAGGTATGCTCCAACGCCTGCACCGTTTGTTGAGTTATAAAAAGTTCCGTTTGGCTCATTACCTTTAATCTTATTTTCATAAACGTTAGACCCATTAAGAAACCTTGTTGTGTCAGGTTTATCGGGTCTGCCGTCTCCAGTGATGATATTAGAATTTGTAGGTTGTGCAGAAATGCCAGTCGGAATTTTATTCTCAACTCGTCTAACTTCACTCCCCATAAATTCGGCAAAATCTTTGACTGATGTATCAAATCCCATTATCGGTTATATCCTCTATTGTAGGCTTCTTTAAGGTTAATTCCATCTAACACTGTAAATTTACCAACAAGAAGTGCCAATGATTGGTTGGTTTGAGTTATTTTTTGAACCAATTTATTTAAGCCATCTTCGCCTGTTTGAATATTTTTCAGCATTTCACCAAGCTCTTTGATTGTATCAATGCTCGCGTCAACTTGACCGCCTAAAAGCTCATTTTTGACATCGGCTTTTGCTTGCGTTAAAAGTTCAAGTATTTTCTTAGCGGAGAGTGTAGAACTATCTCCTGTTGCACTATCGTTGATACCTGCACTACTGCTCGATAACGCTGTAATAGATTGTTTTAACTCATTGATTGCACCAACAATCGATCCTTTCTCGTTTGTTGTTAGGGTTGACAATAAACCGATAAGTTTAATGATTTCCTTATCTTTAAGCCCAACAAATTCTGCGAATTCAGTTAAAATCTGAGAAAAGTCTGGTCTTGCCATGTTATAAAGCTCCTATATTGTAAAAAGTTTTTAATTCTTCGAGGGTTGGGATTTTCTGGTCGCATTGTCCATCATCTAATTTGATAATCTCGACCTTTTCAATTACCACCTCAATCTCTTGATGCGGCTCAATAATTACTACTAATTCATCTTTACACGTCATCTTCATTCGGTTGCGGTGTGACATCGCCCTCTAGTTTAAAAAGTGCGTTTCTAATCACCGTTTTAACCGCTCCCGTATTGGATATTGTTTGCAAGTCGTAGTTTGCTTCTGACCAAATGGCGTACTTAGTCAAATCGTGGTGAAACTTAAGCAAAATAACGCCATTCTCCGCATCTACGACCTTAATGGTTTCATCTGTGCTAGATAGAGAAATTACAGTGTGGCTTCGTACTTTCGCCCATAAATCTAACCGCTTAATATTGGTTAGGTCGTATGGTTTAAGTTCTCCGTCAGGCTGTTTCTCATATATCCGCACTCTTCGCTCTTCATCATCGCCTCGATAAAGAACAATGTCGGTTTGTGACATTTAAGCCCCCTTACGCATTTGACTAAAACGTTTATCGTGCTGTCTGCCTTTTATCTCGCTTTCGTACGAATCCTTGCAGTGGTTTTTATCAAAGAATAGAAAGTTAATCACTTTATGAAGAACTACCCATCGCTTCTTTGGCTTAGAAACTAAAATCGCACCACGATAGGTGCGACTTGATAATGTTTCATCTGCTGCTCCACCAGTTAAGGCATTAAATAACTGGTCTAGAGCAATTAGATTGTGATAAGCGTAAAGCTTTAATTTGCTGAGAATGCCCATTCTTCGATTTCCTTTTTAAGTGCATCTAATTCTTTTTGAGATGATAAAGTCAGTAATCTATCTTCAAACGCTTGACGTTGACCAATAATCACACCAATAGCAACAGCAAATTGCGATGCTTTCTCGATAACTTTCTCAACCAATACATCAAAAGGAATACCTCGCACTCTTGCGATTTGCTTAAGCATTGGGGTGTCAGCTTTATTATCAGCTTTCCACGCTAAGGCTTCTTTCTCTTGGCGATAGAAGCTTTCAATCTCTGTTTGCGGATAGCCAACTAGTAAGCTAGATTTAAGCGTATCGGCTTTATTGGCAAGTGTAGCGAGCAAGGCTTCTTTGTGCTGCATAAACAGCTCGACAATTTTAGCTTCATCTTTTACCCATTCTGTGCCATTCCACTTGCAAGGCTCGACAAGCGGTGGAAGTGTGGTTAAATTATCAGGCAGTTCACCCAGTGCGGTATGTTCGACCTTATCGCCTGTTGCTTTGTTGTAATAAGTGCCACGATGGTCGGCTTGATATTGCCAATTGTTATCCACTCGTACAATCACAAAGCCTTGTTTCGGTTTTGGCGGCGCATCTAAATAACTGCCAGCCGCAAGGCTTCCACCTTCACTGACATACTCTGTTGTTTCTTTGGTGTAAATCCCTTGCGCATCAGTGCAATACACAGTTACTTCACCACTGTTTTCGGCAAAGCCGTCTTGATTAAATGTTACTGTCATGTTGTACTCCTTATTCAGCTAGGCAGATGTAGTGATAGGCGATGTTGCGTGGGCGGTTTTCGTTGGCGGTTGGTACAACTCGACTTGCATCAAATTTAATTTTGTCCCCTTGTGGTAGGATTTTGCTTGCCACCGCTGTTGCTGATATATCTCTTATATTTAAATCTCTATAAATGGCTCCTGTCGCTGTCAATGTCCCGCTTAATGATTGCTCATCTTGATACATAAAATCGGAGAATTCACCCGTAATATTGCGGATTGCATCGCCTTGATTAGATAGTAATCCACGCCCCACATCAACACCACGCCCATTATCAAGTCCACGGATAAATTCGCCACGCATATCAGGGAGTGTGCCTGATGGGTATTTCAACGCAAGCTTAGGATAGTGTGATTTGTCAAATCTTTGACCATTCATGGATAGGCATCCTGTCGGCACGGTAGAGAGAGGGTGTGGAATTGGGACACCGATAAGCATATCACGGATAACGTTGAAAGAGCTGTCGGTATCTATCCAATACCGGCTAAGTGACACTTCTTTATTTTTATTTGATGATAAGGCTTTATATATATTCTCGCCATGCTTAACAATTGCGCCTTTTGGATAGTCTATATTCTCGTTCCACTCTGGAATACCTTGCTGGAGAATGTAAACTAGGGAAGAATCAATTCGGTTGAATAAGTGATTAAAGTGTTCCATTGACGGAATGCCGTTTGTTTGTTCAAAAGCAATACCCCATCCTCGCCCTATATCAGGGAATTGAACTACCTCGCCTAATTTTGCGCTAGATGCAAATATTAGCCCGTCTGGTTTTTTTTCTATTGCCATATTTTATCCTTGTTTAATTATGATGCCATACGCCTTTATTAAATCCTTTCGCATCATCAACTCCATTAAATGCGAAGAATTTATTTTCCTGTTTCTCATCTGGTTCGATATTGATTTTGACTCCAGCTTGTCTAGGGAGGATATCTAATTTTTTAATAGCAAACTCCTGAAAGCTTGATAGTAATCGCTTTGGTATTTTAATTGTTAAAGACATATCTAAATTATCAATAATCTCGCAATGTCTGCCTAACAAGAAAAAACATGATTCAATGATATTCTCCATTGTTGCTGTTTGGTAATTCTTGATAATTTTCGCCTTTATCATAAACCTATAATTATCATCATCTAGCATCATGGTTTTGCTTAATGGATCTCTATTTCTGTACCATTTGCCGCCAATGCTATTATTTAAGCGACCAAAAGATACAGCATTCTTCGATCCATTAAACCCGAAGAATTTGTTTAAAGAAAACTCACTGACAGTTCTGCTCTGTCCTACATGTTTTCCAACCAGATCTAACTGATGTCCATTGGCATCTTCAATATTTAATACATCTTGAAGCTTATACAAATCAACAAAGCCAACTCCAATCTCATTTTCAATTAGATCAATTGTTGCAACTGCCTTTGGTTTTGTTTTGTACTGCCATATAATTAAGTTTTTGTAACTCATTTACATTACCGTAATATTGATGTCCGATGGCAATATTCGTGCCAATTCTCTTGGCGATATATTTATATTTTCATCTTTAAATGAATCGCCTCTTCTGCCAATCTTTAACGTTTTGACATAAAATCCGCCAACTATATTTATCGGTGAATACAATCTTGATAATCTAACATCCTCGCCTATATTAAATTTAATATTTACCAAATTATTAGCAATATCATCTTTTGAAACTTGAGTGAAATTATCGTATCTAACGATAACTAGCTCAACCAATACATCAACATAAGTCGCTCTATCAAAGTAGATTGGGTATTTTTGATTATTTGAACCGACCACATTATGAGATTGAGAACCCTGAACCCCGACACCAGCCCCTTTGTTGTTGTATATAACTCTCGCTATGCTCTCTGAATCACCACCATCAACAATGACATTTATAGTGTGAGGTTTAACATTATTTGAATCAGTCTCTCCAGTATTATTTTCAATAACTTTTACATGCTTTACATCTGGCAATGCTGCTATTTTGCTTTCAATAGATTCCACTGAATTTTGAGCTGTCCTATTTCTTAGCTTTAAGAATCGCTCTCTTAGTTCTTGATCAGTCTCCTCCTCTACCCCAACTTCAGAATCCGATACAATTGACACTCTATTCAATCCAAGTGTCACCGTCTCAATGGTTAGTGATGTATTTTTCCCTATGTTAAACTCGCCTAGATTTTCACTTCTAAAATCAGCCCTAGCCGACCCGTTATCATCTAACTGAACTGGTGAAGTTAAAATCCATCTTGTTTTATTAATATCTGACACTACCAAACCAGCGTAGATATTTGCATACGGGTCGCCAGTCAATATAGCCGATCTCAAATAACTATAACTCGCCCCTCTTCGTGTTAAGCCTGCGTAAGCCACTCGCTGCTCAAGCCATGTACCAGTCGCAACATCTGGGTCTAATTGTCGGTAAATATTCTCGGCAAGCTCCTCAATATCCATTTTAATCTGAGCTAAAATCCCAACCATTTGACCGTCTGGCGTGTTTGGCGATAAGTCAATATTCTGACCGTAGATTTGTTTAAAACCATCCTCAAAACGCTTCACGATGTCGTTTAGGCGTTCAATTTGGATGCCTGTTTCTGTTAGTGTTGCCATAATGCCCCTTATAAACGATAACTAGCGGAGTTTTCCGCTCCGTAGATGTCTTGGTAAGTAATATCAATTACTAGTTTGCGTGTATTTGGATCTAAATTTGATTCATAACTGGTAATCTTAGAAACTCCGTCAGTTTGCAGAACGTGTTTTTTAATCCTAATTTCCCAATCGCCTAAATCTACATTTCGACCCATTTGTTCTAACCAAGGTAAGCCGTGTTCTAAGTCTAAGAACCAGTCATTAGTAAATGACCAAAGTCTAGTCTGAACGTTTTGAGCAATCGCCTCTGACTCAATGGCATAATTGGCGAACCCTTGCCCAAAAGTCCAGTCATGATTCTTATCTAATCGTCTAACTTTTACCGTCATTCTGGAACTCCTGTTTTACCGCCGCTATCACCTGCGTGTTTATGTGTTTTACCTGAAATTCCACCAGCAGAAACATCTGTTTCACTTGAGATTAATCCAGTAGAACTATGCGAGCCTGTTTGTGTGGTGTTCCCTTTATGATTTACATCGCCTTGATGCTCAATGTTTCCTTTGATTTGGATTGTGCCATTCTTTATGCGAATGTATGTTCCACCGTCCAATGTCTGCATTGAAAGTCCATCATTAAAAAAGCCTTTGATAGCTTTAGGAACAGAGCAAACACCAGGAATAAACATCGCATCTGACAAATCATGTAGCCTAAAGTCTAAAGGTGTTGAGGCGTTACCATTTTGCCACCAACCATCTATACATCTTTCAGAGAATATCGCAATCCCCTCATCACCTGCTTTTAATGGGAAAGTAACAGCAAATCCACCACCTCTAGGGAAACTAACTGGAACATCAACCAATGGAGGAATATCCGCACCGTTACCGTCTGCCAGTTGCATTTTCACTTGAACGGCAAGCGTTACCGTCTGTTTGCTTGAATCAAAGCTCACAACCTTAGCAGGCAATGCGGTGTGTAGATTTAACTGATTTTGTTGGATTTGTTGGTCTGTTGCGGTTTCTGGTGTGGCTAGTGATTGTTGATAGTTCATTTTTTCTTATCCTTGCTTTTTTGTGTCGGATTTTGAATTACTATTCTCACTTTCGACCTTTTGGAATTTGCCACCGACCACTGTCATTTTGCTTTGCCAATCGCCGCCTAATCCATCGCCTGAGTGAGCAAGCTTTATTACTTTGTACTCACCGTTAAAGTATTCAATAATTGACTCAACTTTTACTAATCCACCAATCTGTAAAGCTGGATTTAATAGACAGGTTATTTCTAATCCATCATCGGTTTGCTCTGGTGCGTTAATCATTCCAGTGTCTTGTGAGATTAAAACGGCTTCATCATTCAGCACCTTGTCTTTCGGTAGAAATATCAGAGAACCGTCCTGAATTGACCAATCTGCACCGTTGTTTCTCGCCACCTTGGTTAAAATATCTCGACTGTTGCCGCTTAATACTCTACCTCGTGGCAATTTACGCTGATTAGGAATATCCATTGCGCCAGCTTGCACCTTTGGCATTGTCTTTTGTATTTCTTCGACTATTTGCTTGTCGGTCACCCCTGCTTTAAGTGTTGTCTTAGCTCTTGATTGTGTATAGGCTACATGACCATCAGAGCATTCAATTGTCAAAACAAAGTCTAATCCGTCTCGCTGAATTCTAACTTTTGTAATGTCACCTGAATAAATTTGTCTTAGCTCGTTATAACCTACTGATAGAGCGGCTTTCTTGTAATCTTGGCTTAATAATTGGTTGATGTGGTCTCGGTTTAAGTTCCAAACTTGGATTTTTGCTGGATTTGGCTTTTCGTTGATTGTTTTATCAATCTCAAATGCCACTCTTAACTGTGTGATACTTAGCGTTTCTTGTTCGTTGCTAATATCTAATTTCCATTGTCTGCCGAACTGTTTCATTATTTAGCCCCGATATACAGAAAGCATCTCGTGCCTAAGTCACTTGCTGTCATAACATCTAAATCCGCACCGCTTTCATCTTCCAAGTAGAAGAAGTAAGGCTGAACAGAACGTAACAGAATAGGCACTCCGCAAGCTAATGCTTGACCTTGACATATTTGTCGCTGAGTAACAGGCTCGTAAACATCCATCACCCAGAAATTGCCCACACTATTAAATCTCAGTGTTAAGCGTATTTTTCGACCGTTAAACTCAAACGTCTGCTCTTGGTATGGCGATTGTGTAACTGGTATTCTTTGCATCTGTGCCACCTATGAGAAGATATTTTTCAAAGCAGATGTTTCTCTGGGTTCTGCGTTAGCTGGTCTTGTTGTGCCTTGCTGTGTTTTCGATGCAGATTGAACCGCAGCACGACCGCTTTTTGTTTTGCCAATGGTAGAGGTTTTATTCCCACCTTTACCGTTAGAACTTCCGCTAGATTGCGAGCTTTGAGTGCTTACGATAAAGATTTCTCTTGCGGTTATCGTAAAGGTTGCACTGCCATCTTGTGATTGATTAACCGAGATAGACTGAATCATCATGTCTTTATATAGATGAATTCCTGTTTGTATCTCGATAGTTTCACCTGATTTTTGACAGGCGATTAAATCGGCATAGCATTTCTGTACTCGGCTATCGCCTACCCCGCTATCTAACAATCCACCAAGTCCGAAGTCTGGTAAAAAAGGTGCAATTGCTCGCACCTGATTTACAACACCTGTTACTTGACTATAAACTCCAGCCGCCTGACTGATAACTCGCCCAGCCCTTGCGATTGTTTGAGATGTTTGAGTAATTACGGGAACGGGGAACGGAAAGTTATTGAGAAAATCAACAACGCCACGGATATTTCCGATGTAAGGTGAGTTAATACCGAACGTTCCGTGATCGTGGTCAACCATGATTCCGTTAATTGTAACTTGTTTAGGTTGAACGACTGCGTGGTCGGCTATTGCTGCACCTGATTCAATGGGGTTTTCTGTGATTGAAAGGTCTGATTGGTGATCTTCCGTTGTAACCACATCAAACGTTATTGTTCCGATGCTTCTGCTTGATACTTGAGCAAAATTAAACATTCTTTACTATCCTATAACTGGTGAAAGTTGATTGTTGATTGCTCGTGCAGATTGGTCTGCTACAGCTTTAGGATTATCCACGCCTTGAATGTGCTGCGTGATAGTGATTTTGTTATTGCTGTTCTTAACGCTATTATCAGAGTTAGAAGTACCGCCAACACCACCAGCAGAAACTTCAGAGGCCCTTGCGTAAACGCCTGCATTTAAGGCTAAATCCGCCACACCTAATCCAGCTTGTCGCACACCTTGAGTAGATACATTGGCATGGATATTAATCGGCTCGCCGCCAATCTTGGCCACGATACTATTCCATAAATCAATAGCCCAACCAAACGCCTCTTTAAACCTATCAATAATAGTTTGCTTAACGCTTTCAAATGTCTTTTTAAGGTTGTCTATGCTGAATGTAGAAGTAAATGCGCTCCACTTCCCTGTTACCCAAGCAATAGCTTCGCCCCATTTTGCTTTTATCCAATCACTAAGCTCGCCCCATTTATCACTAATCCACTGTAAGCCATCAGCTACAGATTGATAGAAGTCAGCGAATTGAGCGTCACCACCTTGTAGCCATGTGATAAAATCATCAATGATTAGGATCAATCCAGCGATTGCGGCAATGGCTAAGGTAATCGGATTTGTCGCAAAGGCTAACAACATTCTGCGGCTAAACCACAGCAACAATCCACCTAGAGCGATAATCACTGCTTTCCAACCGACCGTGCTTTCAATGACGTTATCTATTGCAGCAGCTAGCTCAAAAAGGAAAGATAAAACCTTTCCAAAACCATTTAAAATAGTCTTGATGAAACTGTTATTCTCGGCGAACCATTTTGTAAAGCGTTCAGCTAATCGCTGGATTGATGGCGATATACGCAAAGAAACGTATTCACCGATAGCAATAAACACTTGAGAAACTTGCGTTAAAGCATCTTTAAATGCCGCCGCTTTCTCTGCGTTTTCTGCATTACCAACGCCAAGCGTTAAGGCTTCTGCTAGAGCAATCTGTTCAGCTAATTCATCGTTACCTAATCGGAGCGTTTGAATCATTGAGCCATCAATGCCTAACTTAGCAAGCATCGCTATTTGCTCTTGGTCGCTCATCTTTTGCATTTTTTCAGATATTTCACCGAATAGCTCGCTAGATGATTTTATTTCGCCATTGGCTTTCTTAGCACTTAATCCGTATTGCTCAAAAGACTTAGCACCCCGACCAACTCCTGCCGCGGCCTCGCCGATTACACGAGATAATCCCTCGATTGATGATTGTGCAGCTTGAGCGGACGAGCCGTTTACTTCTGCGACCTTGCCTAACAGATAGATTTGGTCGGCTGATTCGCCGGTCACATTTGATAACTGTTTAATTTCGTCTAGCGCATCAAGATTTGCATCAACAAAATTTTTCACGCCAATGGTCGCAGCATAAAAAGCAGCACCAAAGGCGGCGACTTTAAGTGTGGTAGCGTTAATGCTCACACCAAGCATATTAAACTTTTTGACTAATCCATCTGCGCCGTACTTATTGGCCCATAACTCAGTGAGATTATCTGATAAATCACTGACCGAATCTGAGTTTTCATTTATGGCGGTTGTGTTAGCTACAACTGCTTTGCTATCCGCTTCAACAGAGTTTTTTTTCTGCTCAATCGCAGAACCAAGTTTATTAATTACAGATTCGACTTGCTCGGCACTTAGTCCAGCCTCTTGTAATTCTCTTGTTAGCTCTGCACTATTGTTAATGAAATCCTCACCAAATGCCGACAACATTTGATCGCTTTCGATTAACTTCTCAACCCAAGCGTCCAGTGATTCATCTTGAGAAAGATTTGCTGTTTCTTGTTGGAGCTGTTCGATAGATTGGAAGAATTCGGCAAATTCTGGCATCTCTCTAGCTTGAGCCGTTGCATTGCTTACAATGTCCTCTATTGATTTTGCGAACGCGCCTAAACTATCAACCGCACTTTCCGTACCATCACTGACGGAGTTTAAGAATTGCTCAAACTCTCGCATCGCTTGGCTATCTGCATCAATACCAATCTTAATCAGTAACTCATCTAATAGCATTTTTGCTTTGCTCCATTTGATTTAATTCCACTATTACTTCGTGGAAAGAAAGAAGATCTGCTATTGAATAAACAGATCTTAATTCGTGCAATGTACAGAACTTTTTCACTATTGGCGTAAAAATGAACCAATCAATTCTATTTTCTGATTGACTTTCTACGCCTTGAGCTTGCCCTGAATATTGGCTAGCAATCCACCCCCACCGATAAAAAAATCAGCGAATTGATAAGCTAATCCCTCTTTTAATACAGTGATTAGATGTCCACGATGTTTATTGAAGTGACTATCAAAGCGTTCTGATAGGCGGTATTTTTGACCGTCTTGCTCGCAAGCTGTGTGAGTTAATACGATATTTTCTAACTCTTTTACGCTTGGCTCGCCTAAATTAGCTAATACAGTCGTCAGAATGCCAGCACCTAGTTTTTTGCTATCACCAAGAGCTGATAAATCAACTGATTGAAGTAATTTCATCGCATTTTTTAACGCAGTCCACGCAGCCATTGCGTTAGCTGGTGTCATTGTGTAAGTCACATCTTCGATAGTGAATTGCTTAACCTGTTCCATTATTCAACGCCTTTTTCTAAGTTCATTGTCATTTGTTCAAAAACAATCGTCCATGTTTCGGCATTATGACCGTTACCGCGAACGTATTGTGCTGGAGTAGTAAAATAACCTTTGCTTGCTGTCACTACATCATCGTTAATTAGGTCACGAATTGATAAGGTGATTGGTAAGAATGTTTTAATACTGCTCTTTTGTTGATTAAATAGTTTTGATAAGTAAGCGTTATCCGCAGAATGCTGTTTGATTTTAAGTGTTAGCTTGCCTGAATTATCTGGGTTAGCGATAAATACGCCAGTACCATTCGCACCGATAACCAACTGACCAGCATCAACTTGATTTGCTGCACTGATTACATCCGAACCATCAGCCCAATCAGAGATTTCTTTGCCGTCAAGAAGTACTACTACTTGTTTTGGATCGAAAACTGCCATTTATATTTCCTCTTAAAAAGAAAAGGCTGGATTATCCAGCCCTATTAATTATCGGTTGTAGTTCACAATCACATCGCTTGAATGGATTGCACCAGCTAATTTCACAGCCACTTGAATTGGTGTCGCTCTACGTTGCTCACGATCGCTATCTGAAAGCGTATCCATTGGAGCCGCCCAAATGTAATAGCCTTTCTCTAGGTAGTCATCTGTTTTTAAATTACCGAAACTATCACCAGTCCATTTACCAGGAGCGAAAGCACCGTTATTAACACCCTCTAAACAAACTTTTTCAACCGCAGAGATTAAAATAGCTTGACCCTTGTCAGTTAAAGGGATTTTAGTTGGTGATTTGTATAAACGAGCAAACACCTCTTTCTGTACTGCATCTTTGAACCAGTCAAGGATAACGATTTCATCAGCGAACTTACCGCCAATTACTGTACCCTCTGCAATCATTGCCGCATCGTCAAAGTAAGTATAAACGTTAATGCCTAATCGTTTTGCTTTTGCGAATTCTGTTGCAGTGAGTTCATCAGCTGTGATTGTTGGCTGTTGTTTAAACTTAAGTGTAAGCGTTGAGTTGTTAGCCGCAAAGTTTACAGATAACAAACGAGCTAACGCAGAAGATGCTGGGTATAAATCGTTTTTGTCGAAGATTGCTAAAGTATGGTCTAATTGAGCGTCATACAATTTTTTAAATACGTTAGATGCTGACCATTCAATATGCTCAGTCTTGATTACGCTTACACCGAATAGCTTGTCGTTTGCTTGAGCGTATTTTGCCGCCGCCTCGATTTGCGCATCAGTTAATTGAGCCGCAAAGGTGAAACCGTACCAACTATTTTCAACTTCTGAAACATTGAATAATGCTTGCTCTACTTTCTCAGCCTTAACTTGAACTTGGTTTTTACCAATGACTCGTGTTGCTTGACCATCTTCAAGTTTCAACATTCCGCCAATGTAATCACCTGCTCCATCATTTTTTGTTGCGTAATAGATTAATGTTTCAGCGTTTTCACCTGCCACACTAGCTGAGATGATAAAGCGATTACCTGTTTCATCATAAGTAACGTCAGCGGCAACTTGTAATGTAGTTAATTTTTCTTTGATTTTTGTCGCCACCGCATTAAAGTCAGCAGAACGAGAAAAATCTAAACCATCTACAACTTTAACATTTGAACCGACTGTGATAGCGAAACGACCGTTAGTGATTGATTTAAAAGTTTCTAAATCATCTGATAATGTCGCACCACGCAAAGCGTTTTTAGTCGCCTCAATGGTTGCTTGTTCTTTTTGCCAGCGTGCAATGATTAATTGTTTAGCACGTGGACTTTGAGCAAAGAACGGCTGAGCCGCTTTTGCTGTTTCTGAATTTGTACCAAAGAGAGCCTCAACATCTTTTTGACTGTCAACATACACATAACGTGTAGTCGCATCATTAAATGCTTGTCCTGCCTCTGGTGTGAAAAGTGCAACTGTACCGAAAGATTTGCGAGCAGCAGATTTCGGAACTGTGTTTAATTGCACGTTTACAATATTAGAGATTGATAATGCCATTTGGCTTATGCTCCTATATCTTGTGATTTGTTATTCGTCCGTTGCTCAACTCTCTCAATCGGATCTAACGGAGTGTCAACAATATGATGATGACTGAATATAACATCAAATTGCCCACGCTCTTCGTAGTCAGCTCCAACCGTAGCGGTTAGATTGCGAACATCCGAAAAACGGATAACGCCCCAATGGTTTGAATTAAGAAAGGAAAGAAACGCTGAACTTTGGAAAATAGCTTTTAGTTTGTAGCTTTGAGCGAGTGAATTACGACCAAAACAAGAAACACTGACCGTGCTTTGCATTGACTGTCTAATGCGTTCTCGTTTACCGTCAAATTCTCGTGTTGCCTGCCCGATTTCATTGGTATTTAATACGTCCATCGTAATGAACGCAGGCAGGGGATTTTCTGGCAACCAGCCACCGATTACAGCATCTTTAGGTAACTTCAAAGCCTCTTGAATCCACTTTCGCAGTTTGGCTATGTCGAATGCCGATATTGTTGTAGTATCCATAGTCTTTCCAATTACCAACTGTTTTGATTTTGTAAGTTTCACCAAGATAATCTACTAAATCACCTATCTTTAAAGGCTCAACAGTGTAGATTTTAATGCTTGGCAGAAACCGCTCACCCTCTGGCAAGAATTGAACATCGTTAGGCGATGCTGGCATCACTATTGCAGTGATTTTCTCTTCAATGTACTTCGCCTTATAATCAATAGCTGAATGTTCGCCTTGTAGATGCTTTACGACTACCTTTTGGCTGAATTTGCTATTTAAAAAGCGAGGAAATTGATTAATTAAGCTCATTTGACGATACCCCTTACAGATTGCCGCAGTTTCCCTGTGTCAATAAGTGGCTTGCTTGATTTCTTGCGTTTAATTGTGCTTGGTGCGTTTGCAGTCCATTTACCATTAACGATATTCTGCTGAACATCACCTTGAGCAATTAAAGCGATTTGTTCATAGATTCGGTCTATTGAAACACCGCTTTCAAACAGTTTTACAAATAACGCTGTGTATTTCTCTTGATTTTCCGCTAATGTTTGACGAAGAAACGGACGAGACGGGATATTTTCATTCCCGAACTCTAACACCGCAGCTAGAGAGGACAGATTGAAGTTATCAGAACCCTCTACTTGCTCATTAAACTCAGCAGGAAAACCAACATACACAGCCTTTTCGCCACTTGCTTTTAGTTGCTCGATAAGCTGTTTGAATTTCGCAAGATTACCTGTAACTTGAGCAGTCATTAAGCCACCATCACACCTATCCCAACGAGTTTGCGTAAACGCAAGTATTCTTGACCGTATGCAGTTAATTGATAGTCTGCATCTGTACCAGTGATTGTCGGTGCAGCATAGCCAACAGAAAGCTCCCCTGCCGACTCGCTCGCTACATTGCGATTTGCTCCACCGTTACCCTCTGTCGCCCAAAGAGAAAGACGGAGCAAATGAGCAGCTAATGCCAACACTCCACGCTCGAAAAGTCGCCCCCATCGTGCTTGGCTGATTTCTTGCTGTGCATCCGATAAAAAAAGGTCAATGCGGAAACCATCGACCTCTTTAAATTCTGGATAACGTTCACGAAAATCGTTTATTGTTGGCATTTATTCCTCCTAGTAATCTACATAAAGAGCAGATTCCGGTTCGATAAAGGTAACGCCACCGAATGCCATGCGTAAGCCTGACTCGTAGGCTAATAAACCTTTTTCTTTTGCTTCTAACACAGTTGGAGTCATCGGTACATCAAAGATTACGTGTTCTTTGCTGTTTACATAAACAATCGCACGTGTTTTGCCATCTGTTACACGAGAACCGAAGTTAGATGGTAACGCTTTAATAGCCACTTCACGACCAGCCGCAGCAGATAAGCTCTTAGTTAAGAACTCTAACGCAGTTGTATCAGTGTTCGCACGTTGAGTTAAAGCAAGATGAGCCAAATCCATCGCATCAATAGCGAATGTATTTGGTGCTTCAATGCGTTTAGTTTTTTCTAAACCAGCCAAGAACATTTCTTTGAAGAATGCTACTGCTTTGTCGAAGTCCATTGCTTGAACTTTTGTACCTGCCGCTGCACCTTTTAAGGTGTGAACTGATACATCTTTAGAGTTTAATAAACCAGTTAAGCGACCATCTTTCGCATGACCTAAGAACGCAACTTTTTGTAAAGTTTGTTGAGCGTTTTTGTTTAACGCCATGATTTTAGCTGTATCAAGGTTTAAACCTAATAATTTACCTTGTTCAACCTCTGGTTTAGTCCATGTGACAGATTTAGCCCATGGCACAATGTAAGAACGTTTTGGAGTAAAGCCAACTTCTACTTGGTCTAAGGTGCTGGTGCCAGTAGTGATTAAGCCATCATCTAAAGAACCGTGTTCATCTGCACCATAGTGAAGTTTTTCAGTGATGCCGACCGCTGTTTGTTGGTCAACATATACGAATTGTGGGAACACAATTTCTGGGTATTTAGTTTCTGCGATTTCCTTGCTAACAGCAGTTAAACCGTTTTGTACATAAGTTAATAAAGACATCTATTTAGCCCCTTATAATTTAGAAATTAACGCTAATTGACCTTTAACATCAATTACGGTGTATGGAGTTTCGATTGCGCTTGCATCGGTCTCGCCTTGAATTGCACCAGTTTTACCGTCACCACCTGCAGCTAATACATAGACTTTTTTGCCACGTGTAACAGTTTTACCAGTTGCAACGTTTACCCATACCGCATCGCCTGCTGCAATATGCATTACATCGCAAAGTTCGCCATCATTCCATTCATCACGGATAATGCTTGCAAATACCACGCCAGCTAATACATCAGTTTTAGCCGCTAACGCTTTTACACCACCATCTGGATTTAATGCTACAAAATCACCAGCTTTTACTTTGCCAGTTACTTTTTCTGCACTTGTTTTTGCACTCGCAAAGTTGCCTTTGCCTAATTCACCAGCTTTTGCTGGAGCTTGTTCGTAAGCGTAACCCATTATTTATTACCCCTATTGATTGTAAGTTTTGTTGAAGTCTAATTTAGGCGCGGTTTCAGTTTTCGCATCGCCTAATAAGATATTGCCTAAAGATTTACGTTCATCAGCCAATTTAGCAGTAACCGCTTTAGCTACTTGATACGCGCCAGAAATTTCAGCATCAGATAATTTAGCTGCTGCGTCTTTATCAAAAATGCCTTGAGCAACAATAACGCTCTCTTGGATTTCACGAACGCTTGCTTTATCTGCGAATTTCACATCTTTAAATACAGATTGTGCATCAGCTAACATTGCCGCTTGTGCTAATTCTGCATCACGTTTTGCTTGAGCATCTTTCAATGCTTGAATTTCTGCGTCTTTTGCTTTAAGTTGTTTTTCAAACTCTTCTTTGTTCACTTCTTCTTCCTTTTTATCTTCGGGTTCAGATTGTTTTTCTTTTGGCTCAGTTGGTTTTTCAGCTTTTTGAGCTTTCTCACCATCTTTGCCAGTTTCTTCATCTTCTTCGATTTGTTTTTTCTGCTCATCGGACAATTTGATGCCGAATGCACCTAAAAACGCATCGAGGAATTTAGCGGTTTTTCCCATAACGGTTCTTTCCTCATCGGCAAGTTTTACAGTTCCACCGCAGCGACCCTTTGCCACAATCGCCACGTGGTTTCCGATCATCGGAGACATCTCAAAATCTGCATCTTTAACGCTTGACTGAACAATATTGCAGTCATAGCCACAAGATAGCTGTTCTACACCGTGTTCTTGTACGGTTTTGATAGCTTGCTCATCGTAAATCCAAGCCTCTGCCGTGAGTTCATCGCCCACTCGCTTAACGTTACGCACAACCCCAACGGATAATTCTTTCCAGTTCTTAGCGTTTACGCCTTGCTCTGGGTGTCCAATTGTGAGCGTTGCGTTCTCAAAGCTCTCAATGGTTTCATCAGAAAATAGTGATTTTTCTGTTCGTGCGACCTTTTTAATTCCATCCTCTTTTAAACCTAATTCAGAGGCTAGATAATCAAAAACACCAACTTTTGAAATTATCGCAGGAACGACTAAAAAGCCGTCTTTGGTAATTATCCGCTGTGTTTTTGATTGTGCTGTGTTGTCTGTAAACTTCATTTATTTACCCCAATAAAAAACCCGACCATTTCTGATCGGGTTGCTTAATTAATTTGTTTTCTAATTTTCTAAAAATTCTTTTGCTTTAATATACTTGGCTTTTCTCTCTAAATCTTTTTCCGTGACTACTGGTAATCTCGATAAATCCATATTATGAGATAAATCAGCAATCTTAACTAACCGTGCGATAGGATTATCTTTTACCCTGTTTAGATAGTCGGCATACAGCTCGCCCTTGCGTTTAGTTATCGCATCTACCGCTTGCGCTACTGAACTTCCAAAGTAATAAGTTAAATCATCAAAAGTGGTTTCTGTATCTTCCACGCTATCATGCAACCATGCTACCGCCACCATATCTTCAGTTGGCTCAACAAGATTATCAACCACTGCCTGCAAGTGTCTAATATACGGCTTACCTGCTTTATCAACTTGATTAGCGTGTATTGACCTTGCAAATAATTCTGCTCTTGTTGATAAAGTCATTATTAGCTTCTCATAAATCTGATTGCATCACTTTCAGAGATAACACTGAAATCACTGAAACCACTTTCAAGTAGGCGTTCAGCCCATGAAATACCGCGCGAGACATCCCACTCTAATTTTTTTGGATTGAACACCGAAAACGACAATAAATCAGAAGGATTTCCTCTGATTAGTTTTTTCTGGTTTTCGCCTACATTTGCTAAGTAATATTGAAAACTCATTTTTTATCCTCAATAAGCTCAACACCTTCCGGTACTTTGATTTTACTACTTAGTTTACGCATTTCAAGTAATAACTTCTCTTTTTCATGAATTGGTGTTTTTGGATCTCTGAATTTTTCATATAGCTTATGCAATAACCCATTTTTCACATCAAAACTTTGTTGCGTATGGTATTGCATTTCAAACACATCACCATCTTCATTTTGGATAAATGTATTAACGCCTTTATATGCGCTATCGTTCTTCCAGGTGTTTTTGACTACGATAGTTTTATATCCCTTGATCGCTAACAAGTACTGCATTGCTTTATAGCGAGTAACAAAATCCCCCTCCTTGAAAACGGTCGTGTACCGAATGGCATCACGAATTTTATTCAGTGACAGAGACTTGGAAAACCCATCTACAGCCTCATCTTCAATTTTTCTCTTTATTGAAGATGGACTTTTTAGACGATTTTCTAAACCAACAAGTTTACCACCTGCCTTTATAGCGATATTGTTAATATCTGCCGTAATTGTCGGTTCTATTTTCTGCGATTTTTCAACAAGCTTATCAACCGATAGCGACAAATCCTCTTTAATTGGTTCTGGTGGCGATTCTTGCGCATCACTTGAAGTTTTAAGCACATCACCAAGATAAGGAATGGCAACACATCTACAATTAAAATCGTGTCCAGGGTGTCCTGTATCTGCTGGCGGATTAGCGTATTCAAAGACTTGTCCGTCTTTTTCTGCGTGACTTTCACGCACTCGCTCATCACCCGATGTACTCCAAGTGTATTTTGTAATCCCTACATCTTCATGCCTTGCTTGCGTTAGTGCAGCATTGAGCTTTGAAGATTGGTCACGAGCAATAAATATTGCTCTCTTTTCGGTTGTTTTACCGATGTCTTTAATCTGTTGAACTAAGTCTTTATTCAGCGTTCCATTCACCATTGCTTGAGTGACTGCATTTTGCACCTTGTCAAGGTATTGAGAACGAATGGACTTGATTAATTGGACGTTGGCAGTCGTCATCGCATTAACTTTTTCAGCTATGCGTGGGCTATTACCTAAATAAGCGCTTAAATCAATTCCAGTTTGATTTTTTAAGTTCTTTGATACTTCCTGTTGGTTTTGGATATTTCCTCGATTAACAAAGCCCTGTGCGATTTTTTCATCATCTGATGTATTGTCTTTCTTTTCAAACCGCTCCAATACTTTAAGCAGAGTTTTAACACCAACAGCAAGAAAACCATTTGAATCATCCATAAAAAAAGAGCCATTAGGTTTCTCTAAGGCTCTTTCAACTGCATCAGTCATTTCTTTGACTTGTCGCTTGAGTTCGGTTCTATACCATAGCTCCGTTCTCTTGCTCACTTTCAGCGTTTTGAACTTTTTCGCTTTCGTCTTTTGGTTCTTCAAAATCTCTGGCAAGTTCATCAGCATTATTCATATCCTCAATGTCATCAGTCGAGATATTGGCAAACAGTCCGCTTTCTCGTAGTTCATTAGCCACTTGCTGTTCTGTTACGATACCGTTTTGAATTAGCGTATTGGTTGCAGTTGCGAATGTGTTCAGCATGTTGATTTGCTGCTCTTGTTTAACAACGGTTAAAGGTAAGAATTCAAACCACCAATCATCAGGAACGCCATCAAACAACTCATTACAAATTAGAGTATCAATTACCCCTAAAACAGGTCTTAATCTCGCCTCTTGCAATCTATGGATTGACTCGTGATAGTTTTGAATATCCTCATCGCCACTTGCTAAACCTGAAACAGACTGACCGAATAGAATTGTAACTGGCATATCTGCTGCACCAGCCACCGCATTACGAAACTCCGTGATAAGGTCTTTCAATCCACCAAACGAGAGTTCTTTGCGGTCGTATTCGTTTTCTTTATCAAGTAGTAAGCTATTAGTCGATGATTTAATCGCCTGAACCGCACCGATTACATTTGCCACTTCGCTCTCAAAGCCGCTCGAAATCTTGTCGGTTAACCCCTCAATCTTGAAAATGTCAATCTTGCTTTCAAAAATAAGGTCGCCAACGTTAGCAGAGGCAATATCAAAGCGTTTTAGTGCATCAATAATCTTTTCTAGGTCTGATATACCCCAAATGCCGTTATCAGATAACGGAGCATCGTTAGCATTCATAATCAGCAATCTAGAATGATGAACGATTAGAGGTTTATCATCACCACTGATTGAATAAGCTTTATATTTACCGAAATTAGCATCGGTTATATTCGTCTCTCTTTCGCCTGCTGTGGAAATTTTCCACTTAGGCAATATGATTAATCGTTTTAGCTTTTCGGTCGGTTTTAATGGCGTATTTAAGTTTGTCGCATCGGTAACAATCAATAAACCAACCGAACCATAAAGACTTGACCACTGTAACGCCTTAGTTAGCGTTTCACGAAGTTTAATTCTTCGCTCGCATTTCGTGAAAGCATCTAATTGCTCTGAATCAAGGTCGTTAGAGAAAACATCTCGCCACGCTCTTGTCATATCTTCTGGGCGTTTGATACAGATTTTATTGGCGATCCAATTCTCACGCCATAATGCCTCTAATTCTTCTCGTTTTTCAGTAAGCATTGAATTAGCAACGTAATTAGTCTGCTCTTGCTTTAATCCAAGCTTTAACGCTAACGATGCTATTCCGTCAAAAAATTTCATATCTATAAATCCAATAATGATTTTGGTTTTGTTGGTGCGTAACACATCACTAACGCATCAGCCATGTTTGGTGACGGTATGCCACGTTTTCGCATATCCTTTTTGCTTTCGACTTTAACCCGTCCGTTGTTATCGTAATCAACTCTAGGGCGAGATAATTCAGCCTTAAGATATTCAAGCTCTTTGATATTGCTTGATAGGCTTATTAATTCATCATCAGGATAAACATCACCGTGTTTGATTGCTCGATATGTTTTATAAAATCTATCTCGCAACGACCACCAAGATTGAGCTTTAATATTTGAAAACATATCTTGGTTTTTCTTACCTTTGATATATTCACGCTCTGGATAAGCCACAGAACCGCCAGCGTTAAATCCCTCAACTTGAATTGTTTTAGGTAAACGTTTGAAGTGAGCTTTTACACCAGCACCAACCCCGATACTATCGAAGATAATTAAATCAGCACCGAAATTAACCGCACTTTGATTTGTTCTATTGGCGGAATCAATGACATCGCCATTTTTCCAAACATCAATATCAAGAACGATTGAACCGTGTGTAAATGCGTTAGCGTTACTATCCACACCCTCGTCTGCAACGTCAAAGCCGACTTTCTTCAATCCTTTACCAGTGAAACCAAGTTTAATATGAGCATCTACTGCTGCATCAATCCATACAGGCTTAATAATCGCCATATCTGAATCAGCTACTGGCTCACCCTCGTAAACGTGCCTATAAAGCTCGTAGTCACGTTCTCGCATTTGCTCCATATCTTCCATTAGCTCTTTAGGAAAATATGGATTATCTTGCCAATTAACCAACACAGAAGAGCATCTTTCTGGAGGGTTGATTACAAATCGCTGATAAGTGTCGTCTAGAATGTTTTTAGGGTTAAAACTCACAATAATCTGTGACTTATCCTCTCGAATAGTTGGAATTAACACATCCCAACTTTCTTTTGATACGTTTTCACCCTCTTCCACCCAAACAACATCAATACCTGTCATTGATTTAATTGATGTGATATTTGTTTTAAGTCCTGCGAATGTAAATCTCGAACCATTTTGACCAATGATTTGAGTTTTCTGCACCTCAAAGAAGTTTTGCAGCTCTAATCTCTCTATCTGATCGATCAACATTTGAATAACTGAATCAGATATAGATTTTTGAATTTCACGACAACAAAGTACCCGTGTTGGATTATGGTAAGCTCTAATAATTAACGCTCTCGCTATATTAAAACTCTTACCCGAACCACGGCCACCATAGAAGATAATGAAACGCCATATATCTTCAAATAGCGCTCTAAATTTTGTTGGAAATTTAATATCAAGGCTCATCGCTAAATGTCACATTGATTACTGTCGGAAGTGGTTTGTCGCCAGTGGTTACGTCTAATTTGTCTTTGAACATTCCCAAGTGCTTACCTAGTAACTCTAAGGCTTTATTCACACTAGATGGCTCATAGACAAATTGAGCAATATCATCACCAACAAACTCACCATCTTCTGATTTTCTTGTTTGAGTGATAACTACCTGCTTAGTGCCAGATGATTTTTCAATGTTTTCAATTAACATTCGAATCACATCATCTTGAGTTATCTGCACTCGGCTTGAGCGATTTGATTGAGCCTCGTCAATAGCACGCTTTATTTCAGGTTTCTTCAGGTTTTCTTCACCTATTGAATACGCTGTTTTTTCGCTATAACCAGCTCTAATTGCTGCTTGTGTTGCGTTAAGGTCTATTAGGTATTCCTCAATAAACCGCTTTTGCTTATCAGTTAATTTCACCACGCCTTTAGACGTGGATTTCTCTTTCACGTCTGACATAGGGAAATCCTTTATATTTTTTAGTTTAGATTAATCGCTTCTACTACATCTAACTGACTTTCATCATCAGCATAGAATGTACCATTGGCATTATGCCAGTGACTAAATGGCGGTTCTTCTGTTTCAGTCTTTTCGACTAATAACCATTTACCGAATTGCGTTTCATAAACTACATCGCATAATGTTCCGTTACGGAGTTTTACAGTATCACCGATTTTCATTTCTTATCCTTTGTAGATTCAATCCACTTATTAATGTTTGTGATTTGACTAGCACACATATCACGCTCGCCTTGCACTATGATTAAATGCTCTACCGCCTCACCGTATGTACTGCCGGTAAATGGCGTTTTCACGCAAGGCGTTAAAAATGCTTGAGGCGGATAGATATACTCCGTCTTAGTTGTCACCTTATTAGTGCAACCGCTCAATAGCATCATCATAGATGCGAGTGTTATAACAAGGCTGTGATTTAATAATCTTTCTGACCACTTGAATTTTGTCTTGGCTTGCTTGTTTGATTTCATCGTGGATTACTCTCTGTTGCTCTATTGCTTGACGCTCTGTCTCAATCGTATCTTTTAGCGATTGATTGACTTGCTCTTGGCTTTTAATAGTTTGGGCTTGCGCTTGGTTTTCGGCTCTTAGTTCATCTATATTCTTTGATTGGTGCCAAATCCAACCGCACAAGCCCAAAATGGTTAATGCGATAATTACGATTGAGTAGATTTTAAATCTGCTAAACATAACGCTCTTTCCTTTTCTCTACGCTTAACCAAGCCTTGCAGTTTTTGTCCGTCAGCATAGACCCAGCGTAAAAGTTGATTACACCCAGCAACATACTTACCGTTTCGCACTAATCGAAACATTGTTGAATTCTTAAGATTACCGCATCCATTATTAAACGTAACAGATACCATAGCATCAAACACAGATTGTGGTAGTGTTCTGCCATTGGCGTATCTGTCAACGCACGATTCGGCGAGTTTAATATCGTTTTTCCATCGGTATGCGATCTCTTCATTTGTGTATTTCTTGTTAGGCTCTATCTTTTGCCCAGAGTATTCTGTTGAGCCGATACCAACAGTCAATACATCTGCTGGGCATTTATATGGAGTTGCTATACAACCCTCAGCATTACCGATTATCTCAGCTCCAGCAGGGCTTAATCTTAACTCTCCGCCAAATTGAGAATACATGATTCCAATAACCGCAATAACAGAACAGGCACCAAGCGCTTTTCTAGTCTTCGACAGTACCATCTCTTAATCCTCGCTTTAATTGTTCCATCTTCAACTTATGAAGCTCATCCGCTCTGCGCTCTTCGTTCTCTCTTACTTTACCCTCTTGGAATTTAGCGTACATATTAACGAGACCACTGATTAAACCGATGATTAAACCAAAAATAGCTAGCCACTCTTGGAATGAATACATCGCCCAGAATGCGCCAAAGCCAGACCAAAAAATACTTTGATTCCCTGCGTCTTTTAACATTCTCATACTCCACCTCGCTGTTTGTTGCGGGGCAATAAAAAAGCTCACGTTTATTGTGTGAGCTTGGTGTTTGGATAATAAAAAACCCCGACCGTTTCCGATCAGGGCTGTTTCTAAACTTATTTTTGCGTTTGCTATGCGCTAAAACCGCAACTTATACTATATGCTACAATTTTACTTGCAAGCTGTCAACACTTTTATTAATTATTTTTTCAAACTACACCATATTCCCAAAGTACGGTCTTTTTAAATAATGTTTTCTACATTTTACAGCGTTGCTTTATTTGCATTCTGCTGTTGTGTAGTAATTGAGATAATGAGATCACAAATTTTACGCATAAAAACCCCGTCTTGTAAGCGGGGCTTGAGTTATTATTTCTTATCCAAATGAAGATATTCAGCTAGGGGTTTTAACTCACTAACATATTTATCTTTGTCTTTTTTCGAAATTTTACCAGCGACCTTTTCTACACATTTGATTTCTATTTTATCTTTGCAAGCAGTAAAGTTATTCGTTGCTTTAAATAGAACAGCAGTCATAAACGCTAATTGGCGCATAGCTGGAGAAGTGCTATCAATTTCACCTGCCTTCAATTTATCTATCTGTGAAAAATAAGAGTCAATAATATCATTTATTATCTTATTTTTATCAAAGAATCGACATTGTTTTAACATTGGTGAGCCGGCTACTTCCCCACCTCCGACACAAGATATTTCAATTTTTTGTCCCTTATTTAACTCAATGAGTTTATCGTGTTCATCTTTGACAAAATGAGCCTGAACGGCACTAAAACTATATTTGTTTTTTGTTGTAAAAATAATATATGGTTCATCACCAATGCCGCTATCAATGCTTTTTATTGTGCCTGAAACAACCAAGTTTTTATTTTTATAATATTTGTCTCCTCTAACCTCATTTTCACTGTATGTTTTTAAAATTTCCTCAGCAGGAACCGTTTTTAAAGAATCAAAGCGAGAATCGCTTTTATATTCATCTTCAAAAGATGAATCTCCTCCATCAGTGAAAGTCTTTATGTCATCAACTATCATAATTTTGATAAAATCAACTTCGCGATCGCTTGGCTGGTATTTCATTTCCTCGGCGCATGCAAAATTTGCTGATAAAGAAAGAATTAAAGATGCGAGTAAAAGTTTTTTCATTTTTGGTTTCCTCTTTGGTTAAATAGAAATTCCTATTCTACGAAACCAAAATGTTTATGTAAGTTTTCAGCCAAATTTATTTCAACTTTGTGATCTACATCTCAAATTTAGGATGCCCTATCAAATTCTCAAATAAAAAAATCTATATAGATTTAATTTATCCTAAAAACATAAATTTAATTTGAGCCGCAACAAAAGCGCCTTTTAAAAATCTAATACCTTGCGCACGCTCTCGGTACATTTTAGCTGGTGAGATATTAAGGGCATTACAAATATCTCTCTCGCTTGCCTGTTGAATGTATAGAGCCATTAAAATTTGATACTGCAATAAATCGTCATCGTGTAGGTTCATTATTTGCTTTTCAATCTTTAAACACTCATCATCTGTTAAGAACTTGATATAAGCCTTTCTGGCTGTTGGCAGCACAGGGATTGAAATTGTCGTACTTGGGTATTCTGTGCCAATTCTATCACGCCCCCAATAGTTACCCCATTTTTCTAAGATACGCTCAACGCTATAAGTCATTCTCAAGCTCCTTAACTTTTGCCTTGTAGATTTTAATTTGCTCTTTGATTTCTTCGATTGTCAGTTTTAATGGCGGATGGTCTTGTCGTTCTAAAAATTCCACTCGCTCAATGCCAATCTTTTTAACTAGATTTATTCTGTACTCTATGGCGTTTCCGCTCTTTTGGTTGTTACATGGGGCGCACTGTTTATGGATGTTATCCTCGTTAAATCTTAACTCTGGACAAGCTCCACGACTTCGATAATGCCCTGCGTGATATTGCCCTTGATGATAACGACCGCAAGATATACAAGGCTCGTCTTTATCTCTCAAGCGGATAAACTTATTTACCCAACTCTGTAAATCGTCCAGCCACTCGGAACGGCTTTTGATTTTCTGTTTAAGTGCGGTCATTCTTTTCTTGGTTTCTAACCGCTCTTGTTTTTCTTGTTTCTCTCGTTTCTTTCTTGCCTGCTCTTTTGATAACGCTATCGCGCATTTAGGCGAGCATACCTTTTGCATCGAGCTTATTGTTTTCACAAAGTAACAACCGCATACCTTGCATTTGGTTTCCTTAGGTTTGTTCATGATTACCACCATTTGCCAGTAATTAAGATTGTCCCGATAACTACACAGGCGTAAGCTATAATCAAAATCTTCAATTCTTTTTTCATTCATCGTCTGCTCCCTCTACAAAACAAATAATCACAAACACAACTACGAAAAGAACTACCGCTAGAGCTATTTCTTCTCTCATTTTTGAATTGCATCCTTGACATATTTAATTTCATATAATTTGCCTTTATAGCTTAGCAGCTCTCCATTAACGGATTTGTCTTTAACAATATTGGCAAAAACATTGCAACCAGTTAGGAATGACATAAGGCATAGGAATATTGCAACCATCCCAAGTATTCCATTTGATAAAAATCCAATGGCGAAACAACCTAAAGAAACTAATGCAAAAATTAACTTGTACATATTTTAGAACTCCCATTTATCATTAAACTTAACTTCATTCTCTACCGCCCACGATTGAACATACTCTATAAGGCTCGCTAATCGCTGTACGCTCATTTGTGCGGTGCTTTCTCGTAGATTAATTACTTCACCCTCAAGCCCTATTACCATTTCAGCTTTACCACCTGTTGCGATTTTGTGAGCTGATACCATAATCATTTTCCAGGTGTCGATGTCTCGCTTTTGTCCGTTAAATTCGCACTGTTTGCTAATATCGCTTAATAGTGCGTGCAGCTTTGAGTTCTGTTCAAGTGAGCGTGTCATCGGTTGGATTTTTACCACCAACGGCTTTTTGTCGTCCGTTGGCAGCTCTTTGATAAACTCAATGCAATTTAACCGCACTTGGTTTGAGCGTAGGAAAAATTGCTTTTTAATCTCCATTATTTTTCCACTCCAGCCCTTTGAATGAATCAATATGAACGTGCCGGATAACTTGATTCATCGCTTTTTGATATGGGTTAAAAATTGCGATTACATTTCCACGGCAAACATCAGTATATTTGCCAGTTTCACCGTTTAGAAATTTAACTCTCCCACCAACGATAAAGCGGATTTCAGTTGCTTTTTGCGTAACAAGAGCGAACCATTTTGTAGATATATCGACAGGGAGCAACATAACGACCAAGCAATTATTGTTTTCAAAGAGGCTTACTGCTCTTTCAATAAATGGCAATGGCTTGCTATACGGAGGATTTACGAATACGCTTTCGTCATTTAGTGGATAAGTTAAAAAATCCTGCTCTTTTGTGATAAAAAATTCAGGCACTTTTGCATTTTCAGCACTAGCGCAGCCATCACAAGTAAAGACGAACTCATTATCAAGTGGGTTAAAAATTGATAATGGAGTTGGATAGGTATCTTTATCAAATTTTTGCTCTGTCATTAGTTGGCTCCTTTCCCATAACTTTTCGCATAGCTTTTCGGTGCTTGTTGCGGTTTTTCGTTTAATTCTTGATAGGCTTTTGCTTGGTCGCAGTCAACGAAATGACCTTTATCAAATCTCATATACGCAGTGCCTAATTCGCCAAAACGGTTTTTAGTGATGATTGCCTCTGAATACGGATTATCTGTATTGGCTTTATAAGCACCCTCACGGTAAAGCATAATGATTTGACTTGCATCTTGTTCAATCGAGCCAGAATCTCTTAAGTCGGAGTTTGCTGGGCGTTTAACTGCTCGACTATCAACTTCACGATTGAGCTGACAAAGTAAAATAATCGGGATATTGAAATTCTTGCTAAACGTTTTGAGCTTGCTCATTGAGTTGGCGATAGCTTGGGTTAGGTTGATGTTATTTGCTTGTTTGTGATCCATTAAGCCTAGATAATCAATCACGATTGCGGATAGGCTGCCTACTTCGCTCAAGTGTCTTTCTGTAATCGCACAGATTTCATCTGCTGATAAACCACCACGGTCAACGAAATAGATTTTTTGCTCACGAATATCGCTAATTGCGTTGGTTAAACGGTTGTAATCTAAATCGTCTAAATCTTGAGGGTTGCGGAGTTTTTTAACACCAACACCACCAGTCGCACTTAACAAGCGGTCGATTAGTTGGAAATTCCCCATCTCTAAGCTGAAAAACAATACTGAACCGTTGTTTTTAGTGATGTTTCGTGTGAGTGTTAGACTGAATTCTGTTTTACCTGTACCGGGGCGACCAGCAACCACTACGATGTCAGTAGAATTGATGCCGCCTAGAATGTTATCCACCGCCTCAATGCCTGTGTAAAGTAAACGCTCTTTAAAATCGCTTTGTGAACGTTTTTCTAATACATCGATGTAAGAGTCCATCAACTCACCCATCGCCACAGGTTTGATTTCCGTTTTGCTGACAAGGAGTTTCTGAATTTGATTTAATGCTTTTTGAGTTAATTCGTTCACTTGGCTTTCGTTGCGAGCTTGTGACATTTCGCCAGCAAGTTTAAGCATAGTTTGTTGAGCTGAACGGTTTACCCAAGAGGAATGGATTTTTTTCGCATAACCTAGAAGATTTCCGCCATAAGTCGCTTTATTTGCCATTTCTGCTAACGTTGCTAGGTTTTCGCCATAGTCTTGAGAAAGTAACAAGAAGTCGATTAAATCGTGTTTACGAGCTTGTTTGCGAATATTTGCGTATAAAGCACCTAGATTGTATGTTGCGAACATTTCAGGTTCTAACCAACTAATCACTTCACGAGCTTGAGCAGTTAATCCAGTTACTAGCATTGAGCTGATTAGTCCGTATTCTAGGTTGTAGTTATTATCTTGCGTTACCATTACCAATTCCCCTCTAAAACTTTATCCAGTGTTGTCTCTCTCAAGATGTATTCAAAATCTGCTTTCCAGCCTCGATTGTTTTCGCCAAAGTAGAAATTCGGGGCGGACTTTAAGAAGTCTTTGAAATACTCACCAAGCGCGGACTCTACATCGGACTCAATTTCAAATCGTTTAATAAACACTTGAGCTAGTTTCTTAATCGCTTTCTTGCGTTTATCACTTAACTGTGATGGATTTGCGATTAGTGGTAGATTTGAATTTAATTCTTTAACCAAGTCGTTGTATGTTTCTGCTACTGCTGAATAATTAACCTTGATTGAATTTTGTTTTTTGTCAGTGTGCGGCTTGTCCGCACCACCGACTTCCGAATGTTCTGCGTTAGCAGATTCCCCGTTAAGGGGTAATGGGTTATCTGTATGTAATCTAGTGTTGTAATCTAGTGTATTAACGAATGTCACTTTGTCGCACTCCCGAATGTCACTTTCGGACATTGGGGAATGTTCGTTTTGTACATTCGCCAATGTTGCTAATAATTCGTCTAATTTGTCGCAGTCAATCTTGTAATAAAGACGATGTTCTAAACGTTTGTAAGTCTCGATTAAAACACCTTTTTCACGGAGTAATTTGCGAGCAGTTTCTTGTTCTTTTCTTGATAAACCAGTCTCAACTTCTAATTCTTCTTGAGTTTTATAAACGCCAAGATTTGAATCTGTTTTATCTTGCCAGTAGAAGATTTGCTCAAAGAATACTTCAGCAATAACACCACCAAATAAACGTGCTAAATTTGGGCGGTATGCAATCACTCTACCTGTATTTTTTAGCATTTCTGATGGTTTCATATTTCCAATTCCTCAATCGCTTGATCTGTTACTCTGTCGTATTCTTCTTGGCTTGCGTTTCGCTCTCTTAAATCTCTTTTAACTGCCTCGTATGCTAGGATTTTTTCTCTATCGTCTAAGCTAGCTACAAATTCGGGGGAGAATAATCTTTTCATATCAAGCCACCAATCTGTATTCAGCAACGCATTTTCCGCTAGGTACTACAATCATTCGTCTTTCGATTTTGTGTCCCTGTTGTTTTAGGTCATAAATTCTTGCCCCAAGACGTAGGCAGTTAAAACGTTTTTCCGCATCTAAGTGAGTTAAGCGGTCGCCTTGTTGTAAGGCTTTAAGGATTAATGCTTTTTGAGTTTTGCTAGAACTTTCATTTGCATTTTCATTAAATTTCGGTGATAATTTAGTCATCTTTTGATGTCCTCCGACTGATAAAGGTTATTACATACGACATAATCAAAGCCTCTGTTCCAGCAGGGGCTTTTTTTGTCGCCTAGTTTCTAGCTAATAAACTAGAAAACTCTTTTGAAAACATTTCCGCTTTTACCTTTCCATTGGTTGCTTTTTCGATTTTTAAAGCATTTTCCAAAGAGATTGAGCCGCCATTAAGCCATTTACTAACAGCGTTCTGACTAACTCCACAGGCTGCGGCTAATGCTTGTTGAGATTTGAAAATTTTGATAGCTTTCAAAATTGCCTTGTTCATCAATAGCCCTCTGTTTTGTTTAATTTAACTTATAGCTATATTTTATAGCTTTAGTTTTTATTTGTAAATAGCCAAAACACAAAAAGTTGTTTGATTTTTTAAAACTAAAGTTTTAGACTTCACACAATCCTCAACAAATAACAGGAGTACGAAAATGAAAACTCTAGGCGAACGTGTAAAAGCTAGACGAATGGAGCTTGGTATTACTCAAAAGGAACTTGGGGATCTAGTTGGAATTAGTCAGAACTCAATCACTAAGATTGAGAATGGCGGAAACACAATACATATAGCGAAACTTGCCTCTGCTCTTGGCGTTAGCGTTGCTTGGTTAAGCACTGGCAATGGCGGTCGTGATGATGTTGTTGTAGAAAACATCGGTATTGATAAACAGCTTATAAGCAGTGAGCCTGATTTATTACACAAGCACCGCATTGATTACTATGATGTAAGAGCGGCAGCAGGATTGAACGGATTTGAAAACTCTGATTACCCTGAAATAATCTCTAGTCTATTTTTGACAGATGAGGGGATTTCTCAATTAGTGGGTAAGAAGTCGGCAGATGGAATTTGCCTTGTAAACGTGCCAACAGATTCAATGGAGCCGACAATTAGAAAGGGCGACATCGTGTTCCTTGACACTAAAGTAAATGCTTATAGCGGTGACGGCATCTATGCTTTTGCCATTGATGGATCATTGTTTATTAAGCGTATTCAAAAGCTAGTTGGTGGTGGATATAGATTACACTCTGACAACAAAGAGAATTACGATCCGCAAGATATATCAGAAGATATTTGCCAAAGTGCTAATTTTATCGGTAGATTTATCCGCACTATTCACATTGAGGCAGTAAACCTCTAACCACTGTTAAATTTTAAATAAATCACTTGACAGCTTTTTATCAACTAACGATAATATATAGGAATAAGACGGAACCCATAGCAACTCTCAGACCACTTTTAATATCTGTACGGTTGTTATGGGTTTTTACTTATTATAACGTATGAAAAGAACAGCAATTCTAATTGATGGCGGTTTTTTCTTTTCTAAGGTCGCATTTTTTACTAGGAAATACTTTAGAAATACACCCGTCACAGCAGACAACCTAATCGACTTAATGTGGCGTATAGTAAGATTTCACACAGAGGTTGAAAGAGGAAACCATTCAAGCAGAGAGACGCAAGAACTCTACCGCATTTATTATTACGACAGTCCTCCACTAGATAAACAAGTTAAATACCCACTACCAGAAGATGGGCAAACCACTCCGAAAGATAAAAATTTCAAAGCGGAACCAATGAATAAATTGCGTGCAGAGTTTCATCTAAAGCTAAAGGGAAATCGAAAAACTGCATTAAGAATGGGGCGATTACAATCTACAGATTGGCGACTCAATGAACAAACTTTAAAAGCCCTCCGTCAGGGCAAGAAAAAATGGGAAGATCTGACTAATGATGATTGGTATTATGAAATAACTCAAAAGTCTGTTGATGTAAAATTGGGAATGGATATAACCATTCTCTCCTATGAAAAACTGGTCGATGTTATTGTATTGATCGCTGGTGATTCAGACTTTGTTCCAGCAGCAAAACAAGCGAGAATAAAAGGAGTGGATTTTATATTAAACCCATTAAAACAAGAAATTTCCCACGATCTTGCAGAACACATAGATGGAATCCAATCGTTTAGCATTGGTGTCGGGCTAGCTGAAGTGTTAAAGGTTGAACCTGACGGCAATCCCGACTGGTGGATAGAACACAAAGCCAAGGTATCTGCACGAAAAGAGAAAAGAAACCAAAAGCCAAGAAGAAAGAAATCTCGTCAATAACCACTACCCTATCAAATAACCGCCCTTTGTGGCGGTTTTTTATGTATTCAACATTAATATTGGAGACATATCATAGAATTAATTCATAACTAGAAATATTCCCATTCTAACCCTTGTGTATCAAAAGTAAATTGCCCCTTTCCGTGATCATAAAAACTCGCCTCTACAATCAATTTTTTCGATTTTTTTAGCTTACCCACAAAGGTTTTCATAGATTTTGGGTTTTCAATAAATATCGTGTTACTACTTCCATCGTCAGAGCCAATCATCCGATAAGTTTCGAGTTTATTATCATCAAATTTAACCGAGATCTTGCAACCGTCATAACAACTATTAAATTGCCCATTTACGGTAAAAATAACATCATTGCCATATTTCGGATCTTTTCGCAAGGTTAGATACATAGATGAGCTTTCATAAGGAAAGCCAAAATAAACCGCATTATTAGAAGAAAGCATTGCTTCATAAGTGGCGGAATTTCGTAATTCATCTTTATTTTGCTTATATTCCCACTTGGATTGAACAGCATTATTTTCATCTACCACATCTGTTTTTTTCAAAAACACTGAATCATAACATTCCAGACGCTTGCCGCTATCTTCCAACTTAGAGCAAGATTCCCCAGTTTCATTCGCAACAGCAAAAATAGGCAAAAGACATAAGCCAACAAGTAATTTTTTCATATAACCTCCATTAAAAAGTGCGGTCATTCTACTAAGAAAGTAGAACGCATTCCGTGATCAGAATCTCAAATCAAAATATTCATTGATTAAAAAATAAGCAATTAAACAATTTTTTGCGAAATTTATCACCAATAAAAACAACCACTTAAACAAAAAGCTATATATTTTTAATAAAAAATACAACTTAGGCTATTTACATAATAAAACTTTAGCTATATTATACACCCATCAAAACGAGATACACATAAACAAATATCTCAGCGCTCTTTAAAAATTAGATTAAAAGAAGTTTACTCATAACGGCATTATGCGGTCGTGTAGATTAAAAGCCCTACCCTACAGAATGAGAGTAAACGGAATACCCACTGAAAGATGAGACCAGTGAAAAACTGACAGTTACAGAAAGTCTAGTCGCAGTGGGGAAATATCTCAAAGCACATTTGAAGTACAGAGACACAACGGCACGTGAAACCGTTGCGAATGATAGAGAGAAGTGTGCTTTGAAATGGCTCTTTGTTGAGTTGGTTGTGGAAACCGACACCCTATACACAGATATAGAATTAGTTAATGCAACTTTGGAAAATAACGCACGGGTTCAAATCCCAAAAGAGCCTCCATCTCAATCCGCTTTCAAATAGCGAATTAAGCTCAATCTTCTTGAATAACTGATTGAACGAGAGCGGATTTAGCTGGAAACAGCGTTAGTCATAATTAAAAAAATCTCCTTTAAATTGGTTGGCCCCTAGTTGCTTTCACACTTTGGCACTAGGGGATTTTTTTTAACCAATATCTTCATAACCAACGAGGTGAAACTATGAACAAGTTAATCAATTTTCTTAAAACAACTGCTTATGTAATCGCAACTATCCTTTCAATCTGTCTAGTTGCTATGACAATGCTTACCGCTCTAGCTGCACAAGCAAGCGAACCTACTGCATTAGAGCGTGAACACGCAAGAATTCAATGGATTTCCGAGAACGGACAATATCAACCAAATATAACAGAGCCAGCTAAACAAGAGGCTATGGCATACACAAATATCAAACAAAAGGAATTAGACGATGCCAAGAATTAGATACACATCAGAAATCAAGATTAAAGAAACGGAAAACGGTTTTTTTATCGCAAGTCTAATCATTAATGGAGTGATTAACCACTCTACATATCCGCAACGCTCGAAACAAAATGCAATCTTGTTGATTAACCGACAAATTGAGCGTTTTAACGCTATGAATGAGGTTAGATTACCGCTATACGGGCAGAAACAAAGAAAGCCTAAAGGCACTAGCGACAAAATGAAAAAGGCTGGCAGAACTCGAATGATGAAGTCCTGGGTTAGGTCTTTGGAGTTGTTTAAGGATTACAGCAAGCAAAGATTAAGTCAGCCGGAAGATGAAAGACAGATTTACTTCTCAAGCGCTGATTTACATCGCCAATTTAAGTTTTACCTACATACAAAACAAAGCGTAGTTCACAGTGGATTGCTTGCACCGCCTAAAGATGTAGTGTGGCAAGGTCGAAGAGCTTTGATTTCTACATTTGATGAATTAACAGAATACTTTGGAAAAATTGAGGTGCTGATAAATGAGCATAATAGCCGAATGGGAACGCCAAGAGTTCAATAAATGGGATAAACAGTGCAGCAAAGAAGATGACTACAATCGAGCGGTAGAAATGGAAATAGAGGCAATCAAAGAAGATATTGCTAACAACGATAGCGATGCTATCTGTGCGTTTAGCGAAAAGATGTTTGACGATGACGAATTTCTGAAAGCGGTTGCACTTGGCACTGATTATGAAGAAATGCGAATTAAAATTCTGACTGCTATGGCAGAAGATAGATTAGAACAGTTAGAAAAGGATTACAGAAATGGATACATCCTTAATGATTAACCGAAAAGAAAGTGACCGTTCCTCTAGTAAAGAGCAGAAGCAGAAGTTAAATGAATTTCAAGATTGGCTAATGAGTGGGATTATCGATCCGCAGAGAGCAAAGGAAATCATTGAGCTTTATTACAAAGAAATGCCATTTTAGGTGAATAAAATGAAAATCTATATTGATATTGAAACAATCCCTACACAAAACAAAGAACATCAAGATTTTGTGTGCGAAAACCTTAAACCGCCTGCTAACTACAAGAATGAAGAAACGATTAGTAAGTGGCTTGAAGAAAACAAAGAGCTTGCAGTTAATAAGACTTCTCTAGATGGTGCGTTTGGTGAAGTTGTAGTGATTAGTGCGGCCATTAACGATGATGAAGCTGTTACATTTTATCGTAAAGATTGGCAAGTCAAAGACCGAGAGAAAGATATTCTGACACGGTTCAATAACTGGCTAAAGGAACAAGCTAACCGATGTAAAACCGTTCCAGTGTTTATCGGGCATAACGTAACGAGTTTTGACGGATTATTTCTGTGGCAACGCTGCATCATTAATGGCGTGAAACCATACTACAAGATGGATAAACGAAATACTTACGACACAATGTGGGAATGGTGCGGATATAACCGAGAATCAAAACCTAGCCTTAATAAACTATGCCAAGTGCTTAATATCGAGCAGAAAGGCGATATTGACGGTTCTAAGGTGTGGCAAGCGGTGCAAGATGGCCGCATTGATGAAGTCGCTGAATATTGTGCGAAAGATGTTAAACGAGTTCGGGCGATTTATAAACGAATGAATTTTGAGGTGTAGAAATGGCTGATAAAAAACAATCGTTACAACGCAGAGCGTGGGATTTGTTAAGTGCGATTAACGTGAATGATAAAACCGAAACAAAAGGCACGGGGAAATATGCTCTAACCTATCTTTCTTGGGCTTGGGCTTGGGGTGTGCTTATGGAACATTTTCCAGAAAGTGCTTACGAAATTCATCAAGATAGAATTCTACCAGATGAATCTGTGATGGTGTCTGTAACGCTAACTATCAAAGATGGCGATGAGCAGTTTAGTCGCTTTATGTGGTTGCCTGTAATGGATCACTTAAACAAATCCATTAAAAATCCAACCGCCACGGATATTAATAAGGCGATTATGCGATGCCTTGCTAAAACAATCGCAATGTGTGGTCTTGGGCATTACATTTACGCTGGCGAAGATTTGCCAGTGAGTGAAGAAACACCAAAGACAAAATCACAAGAATACTCTCAAAAATCAACCCAGCAGAATGTGAATTCTATTCCTCGTGAACAATATCACAAAGACATTGAGAACTTGCGAAAAAGACTTATTGGCAAAACAAAAGAGCAAATCGAAGAAGAAAAACTTTACGATAAATCTATCAACTGGCTGAAAGAGAATAATCTTCACGATTTGATTGATGAATATAACTTGATGTTTAACGACTTCTTAGGAAACTTAATATAAGGATAAACAAAAATGGCTGGAATTAATAAAGTAATCATTGTTGGAAATTTAGGGAGCGACCCAGAAATCCGAACAATGCCAACCGGTGAACAGGTTGCAAATATTACAGTGGCAACTTCTGAAAGCTGGACGGATAAAAACACTGGCGAGAAAAAAACTCAAACAGAATGGCATAGAATTGTACTCTACCGCAGATTAGCCGAGATCGCCGCTCAATATCTACATAAAGGCTCTCAAGTCTATATTGAGGGGCGTTTAAAAACTCGCAAATGGCAAGATAGTAACGGACAAGACCGTTACACCACAGAAATTCAAGGCGATAACTTACAAATGTTAGGCGGTCGCCAAGATGAGCCAAAACAAGCGAAAGCAAGCAAAGCTAAACCAAATCCATTAAGTGCAATGGCTGAACAAGGTGATAGCTTTGACGATAACATTCCATTCTAGGAGTTTGTTATGAGTAAATTTATTAAATTGACAAATTTTAGAGCTGGTGACGGTGATTTAATTGTAAATGTAGATTTAATTAGAACTGTAACATCAGCGCACGATGACTGCTCTATTGTTAAGTTTTCAGACGAGCATAATGTGGTAGTAAAGGAAACGCCAGAGCGTATTTTAAAAATGATTGAGACCGCCAAATAAGGCGGTTTTCTTTTAGGTGGATTATGAACAAAGAAACAGAACACGAATTAGCGGAATTACACGAAAAAGAACGGAGTTTAGAAAAAGCTCTTGAGCTTGTGCGTGAGAAAATCCGTGAGTTAGTTAATTACACAGATAAGAACAAGGAACAGAAATGACAACAGAAGATATTCTGAATGAGCGAAGAAATACGCATGGGGATTTTATTCAAGGCTCTGTTACGTTTAATGCGTTAATGGAGCTTATCAATAAAAATCGCAAGAATATTGATGGAGTGCAGTATTACGCTTTGACAATGATAGCTGGAAAGCTAGTGAGAATTCTGAATGGCAATTCACACGAAACAGACCATTGGCAAGACATTATTGGTTACGCAACACTTGGCGGACGATTGGAATTAGCCGAAAGCCTTGATAATACAAGCGAGCCTTTAGTTGATATTTTACCAGTGGTTAATATGGCAAAGGTAAACCATAAAGCGGGTGATTGATATGATTGTTTGGGCATTATTCGATAGTGGCAATGGTTGCTATACGCAAGGTGCAGAGCTATTTAATCAATCAATCGATAAGTCGGCAGTCGAAATCTACCCTATCGGCATAGATATTGAGAGTAAAAATAACCATTTTATTAATCTTAATTTAGCTGATTATAGTCGTATGTTTGGCGATAACAAGCTATTCGATGAACTTGATAAACTGCCTAAACCTGATTTGATTATAGCTAGTCCGCCTTGTGAAAGTTGGTCGGTTGCAAGTGCGATGTGGGGAGGAAATGCAAGTTGGAAACAGGAAACTGGCGCAGTAAATCGTGAGTTATCAAAATTCACAGTAAGAAGTCGTGCGGATTATGATTTACCGCACGTCCAATTTAAGTATGACCGTTCTTTCCTAAACCGCATTAATGGTGAACTTTGTATCTACAATACAATCGAGATTATCAAACGTTACAATCCGAAAGTTTATGTAATAGAAAATCCAGCAAGCAGCAAGATTTGGCATTATGTAAATGATATTCTCAATTTTCAGATTCCTTTTGATAATTTGGCGCACTATAACTTGTATAACTACCCTTTGCGTAAACCAACAAGATTTAAGAGCAATATTAATCTTGGATTACGAAACAATCATAAATCAAAGCCTCAGCAACAATGGGAGGATTTTTCAAAATCATACAACGAAAGATCGAACATTCCACTTGAATTAATAGTGGATATATACAAAGCAGTAAATCAATATTTAACAAATCCAATAGGCGTTCCAAGTGAGCGCCTTTTGTTTTAAGGAGATAATATGAAACCAATTCTAGATGCTTGCTGCGGCGGTAGAATGTTTTACTTTGATAAGGATAATCCAAATGTGCTTTTTGCAGATATAAGAAAACAAAAACTAAGTTTTAAGGATCGTGACAAAATTAGACATTTAGAAGTATCGCCTGATGTAATTCATGACTTCACTGATATGCCATACCCTGATAAATCTTTCAAGTGCGTTATATTCGACCCGCCACACTTAATACAAGGCGGTGACAATTCCTGGCTAGTAAAGAAATATGGACGATTAGATAAAGATTGGCAAAATCAGCTATTAAAAGGCTTTCAGGAATGCATGAGGGTGTTAGACGATTATGGCACTCTTATTTTTAAGTGGAATGAAATACAAGTACCAGTAAGCAAAATTATCTCGCTCTTTGGTGAAACGCCAATAATAGGGCATAAATCGGGAAAAGCAAACAATACGCATTGGATGTTATTCATGAAAATTGAGGAGAAAGAAAATGAAACCATTTGACTTAAAAGCAGCCTTGAATGGCGAGCCTGTGATGTTGAGAAATGGGTATAAAGCCTATATAAAATACAACTTACTTGACGAGATTAAGAGCCTGAATGTAAAAATTGGAATGTACCCATTAGTTGGGTATAGACTTGAATGTAATTATATCAACAGTACATCTTGGGATGTGCTAGGTATAGCAAAATACAGTGCGACACGTGAATATGACATCATTGGAATGTGGGAAGAGCCAAAGATTAGCATTGAAGATTTACCTAAGCCGTTTAAGCCTAAATGTGATGAACCGTACTTTTATATTAATGGCGGCACTATTGAGTATGAAGGTGAATTTTGGATCTCGAGTAGTTTTGATATCAAAGCCGCCGAAAGAGGTAACTGTTTCCGTACAGCAGAAGATGCTCAAAAATGGCTTGATTTTATGAAAAGTATGATGGAGTAAGTATGAAAGAATTTGCTGAGTGGTTGTTAGAATGGCTATTCTATCTATTGAGTGGAGCTTTTGTCATTGCGATGGCCGGAGCTGGAATAGGATTATTTTTTGGTGCGGCGTGGAAAGCGTTTTGCTGGGTGGTGTGATATGAAAGAAAAAGAATTAATTGCGAAAATTGCTCAATGGGCGAAAGATAGAAACCTTATCTTAGGCTCTACTCCACAGAAACAATTTATCAAGCTAATGGAAGAATTTGGCGAGCTTTGTGCTGGTATCGCACGAAACGACAAAGAGAAAATCAAAGACAGTATTGGTGATTGTGGCGTTGTTTTGATTATCATAAATGAGCAATGCCAAATTGAGAAAGATTTAACCTTTACTTGGGAATTCCAAATTGAATCGCCTGAAAATCAGATTAAATACACTATGCGTTATTTAAATGATTTATCTTGGCTGATTGATGACGGTAAAGATAAATTCGTTTTATACGAGCTAATCACAGAGCTTAACGGTTACGCTCATTATTACGGATTTACTATGCTTGAGTGTTTAGAACACGCTTACGAGCAGATAAAAGACCGTAAAGGGAAAATGATTGACGGAGTTTTCGTCAAAGAGGAGGATTTAGAATGATGGAATACTGGATTGGGGTTTGTGAAATGGCTCACCCTATCGTTTTTATGCTTTTTGCACTATCTTTATTTAGTGCGGTCTTTATGCCTAGCCTTGATATTTTTGAAGATAATAAATTTGCCACTATAATATGCATTGTATTATCCCTTATATTTGCTTTGATTTTTATATTTATACCAAGTAGAGAGGCGCTTATTTTATTTTTCTCGCAAGATTAAATTGGCATTGTGCTATCATATTCAAAATTTTAAGGTGATGAATATGGAAAAAGCAGAAATTAAAACCAACTTCCCTCCACTATCTACGCTTTTGATGGATTTATATAAAAGTAAGTGGATTAAATGCGAGGATGCACTACCAAATTACAACAATGAAGTACTGGTTGTAGCTGCGGATAATGGCAATGCCGAAATTAGAATTGGATTCTATAGCCTTGGCACTTGGTATACATACACTGACGATGATAAGTTAGCAAAAGTAACTCACTGGATGCCTTTGCCTGAATTACCAAAAGACTAGAAATAGATAATCAACAACCGCTCTTATGGGCGGTTTTTTATTTTAAAAGGAAACAAACATGAAAAAGGAAAAAATTATTGAAAAGCTAGAAAAGCACGGGTTCGAATTTAACATTGATTGGGGTTCAACTCTTGGCTTTAAAGGCGACAAAGCATCAATTATGTATAGTAAGCATAGCGGCGCTGATATATTGTCAATATCGTTTAATGGGCAAGCTAATGAAAAGAAAGCTAGAGCGATTATTAAACAAATATTTCCTACCGCTAAATACATACAGCAAGGTGTTGTATTAAGCGCTAGTTATTTCAGCATTGAGCCTCTCAATTAATAATAGCTATTACTGGATCTTTTATGGATAAAATACAACTATCAGATAAAGCAGAAAAAGAGATTGTGAAAGAGATTGTAAATGCAACAAAAATGACAGCGTTTGCCTCTTATACCGAAAACAGTCAAAACTTGATGACTATTGAAGAAATCGCCTTATATCTTAACAAGTCCTATACTTTCACAGTAAAATACATTGTTACTAAAGGCGATTTTCCACAGTCGAGATACTTTTCAGACAAAAATGAACGCCCTCGATATGTTGCTGGCGAAGTGGTAAAGTGGGTAAAACGACACACTAAACGTCAATAATAGATTTTCACCGCTACGCCAAAATTACGCCAAAACAAACCTATCTATTTGTTATTCCTATCAAATAAGGTGCAAGCTAGTCGCACCATCTTGCAATCCCAAGCTTTTTAGCTTGGGATTTTTCTTTTTATCACCCTACTGAATTTGAATGAATATTTTCTGAATAATTCACATAAGCAAATGAAAATAATTTGCATTGATCGACGTAAACGTTTTCGCTATACTTGCGGCTCTTTTATTATCTATCGGGATAGCGATTATGAATTTTAAATTAAGCCTCATTTCAACCGCACTTTTAACCAGTTTTTCAGTTTCAGCATTTGCGGAAACTGAACAACCAGTAAAAGCAAACACTGAAACGCTTGAACAAATTAATGTTCAAGATACAGGTATTAAACAAAATGGTTATCAAACGACAGGGACATCCGTCGTATCAAAAGCTGAAGTGCCTGTATTCGATACGCCAAATACTGTCAATATCCTTTCGACTAAATTATTAGAAGATCGTAAACCTGAATCACTCATTGATGCGCTTTATAACGTCAGTGGTGTAAGCCAAGCCAATACGCTAGGAGGTATGTTTGATGCCATCCAAAAACGTGGTTTTGGTGGAAACCGTGACAACTCAATTATGCGTAACGGTTTACAAGCTGGCCCAGCAAAAAACTTTAGTGCGACAACTGAAACCGTTGAAGTGTTAAAAGGGCCTGCATCTGTACTTTATGGTATTCAAGATCCAGGTGGTGTGGTTAATATCATTACTAAAAAACCACAACAAACACCACGCTATGTTATCGGAGGAACTTTAGGTAATCATAGCCTGTGGGGAACGCAATTAGATTTTACTGGTGGCTTAGGAAATGGTTTTGCTTACCGCTTTATCTATGACAAACAAGAAAAAGACTACTGGCGTAATTTTGGCAAAGTGAAAAATACCACTTACGCACCATCACTTTCTTGGGAAAATGATAAAACTAAAGTGCTTCTTTCTTATGAACATAAAGATATTCTTGAGCCATTTGATCGTGGCACAAACCTTTTAACGGCGACGAATGCCTTACCGGACATTCCTGTATCGCGTCGTTTAGATGAGCCGAATAATGAAACAACCGCAAAAACCGATAATATCGATTTCAAAATTGAACACAAATTAAGTGACGGTTGGAAATTAAATGCGGGTTACAGCTATGCTCGTTATAAATATTTCTATAACCAAGCACGTATTACAAATATCAATGTTAAAGATGTTGCGATCCCTGCTATTAAAAATAAAAAGGGCGAGATTACCTCTCCAGAATTAAGCGCTCGTCATGTACGCCGAGCTATTGAGCAACAACAAGGCGATCAACGTGTTCATAGTGGCACATTAAATATCGTCGGTGAATTTGGTATTGGTGATATTGCTAACCGTTTTGTAGCCGGTGTGGATGTTATGCGTAATATCCGCGATATTGGACCTATTTATAACCAAGGTATCATGAGTTCTGATATCAATATCGATCATCCAAATTATACCAATCCGGTTGCTGAACATAAAAACGGTAACGGCAACGCCTATCAATATAACTATCTCAAAACTGTTGGTATTTATATTCAAGACACCGCCTACTTTACAGATAACTTTATCATGACGGGTGGTTTACGTTATGAGTACTTTGATCAATTTGCAGGACGTCATTGCTTAAATGCAGCA